CCCCGACACTGGAATACACGCTGAACTATGTGGGCGACCCCATCCCGGGCACTGTAAAGGTCACCGGCGGCGCACCTACGTTTACTGCTAATGTAAGTGTCTGATAGGAGGTAACGAACAATGGATAGCATCCGCGTAAACAGTGGAGTAAAGGTTATTGAGGTCAACGATGCGGGAGAGACTATTTCTCTCCCGCTTTCTGATGACAGTTTTATCCGCGACTTTTTCGCATTGTTGAACGAAATTAAAGATAAGTCGCAGGCAATTACAGACAAAAGCAACGATACCGAAGCGGTAATCAACGATGTGGTGTTGCTTGATGAGGAAATCCGCGATAAGACGGACGCGCTCATCGGAGAAAACACGTGCAATAAAGTTTTCGGCGCGGTATTGCCGTCTATTGACCAGTTCGTAGAGTTCTTTACGTTGCTCAACCCGTTTATCGAGGAACATTCGCAGAAACGTGTGGAAAACATGAACAAGTACAGTGCGGAGCGTGTCGGCAGTGTTTAATATGCTACTCGACCGCTTGCCGAGCGACTATAAAGGCTATCTGATACGTACAGATTACCGTATCGGCATTCAGATTTCGCTTGCGTTGGACGACCCCAACTTGAGTGACAACGACAAAATTATGGTAGCGCTTTCCCTGCTCTACGGGGCAGGGATGCCGCCTATAGATGTCGCACTGGAAGGCCTGCAATGGTTCATGCGTTGCGGAGACGAAAAAGAAGTAGAGCCGGGCGGTAAACGCATGCTTTGGTTCGACTTTGACGCCGCACGGCTGTATTCCTCATTCCGTCAGACTTTCGGTATTGAGCTACATAAAACGAATCTGCACTGGTTTGAATTTATGGCAATGATTGAGAGTTTAAACGAGGACTCGGCGATCTCGCATGCCCTGCAAATCCGAGGAACGGACACAAGCAAGATGAAGGGTAAACAAAGACAGGACTACGAACGGCTCAAACGTAACCTTACCCCTGCACCTGCCCTCTCTGATGAGGAAAAGGACGCTATCGAAGCGTTCTGGTCGCAGTTTGATTAGAAAGGCGGTGAATGAATGGCGGACGGCTCTATCAGAATTGAAGCAACAGTCAGTGACGAGCAGGCAAAAAAGCAGCTCGAACAGATGACCAAAGACATAGAAAAGCAGTCAGCCGCCGTTGATAGGCAGACCGAAAAGGTACGCAGACTTGCAGCGCAATGGGAGAAAATTTCTTCCGGCGGCGCAAAGGGAATGAAGCTGAAATCCGACCTTGAAAACACGGAGAAAGAAGCTGTTCGGCTGGCGGCAAAGCTGGAAGAAGTCAACGTTGCCGCTGAAAAAGCACAAGTTGATTACAACGCGAAAATTAAGCAGGCGGCCGCGGGAGCAATCCCACAAGAGGAATTTTCCGAGTCTGCACAGAAGCTAAACGCGCTTGTCGGTGAGTCGGATAAACTGGCTGAAGCGCTGAGAAACGCGGACGAAAAGGCGGCACTGCTGAAACAGCAGCTTGCAGCGGTCACCGAACGGTCTACGATGAGTGAGGCGGAAAGAATGTGCAATCCAGCCTTGCGAACGAGCAAGCAAAACTGGAGAGCATGCAAGCCGGGCTGAGTAAGTCCAAAGCGGAAATGAACGCATTTTCGCAGGCGATAACCTCTAAGTTTGCAATGGTAAAACGCATTCTCGCTACGTTGGGTGCAAGCATGAAAGCGTCTGTTGGGAGTCTGCAAAAGGCGTTCGGCAGCAAGCTTGGCGCGGCAATCGACCGTTTAAAAGCGAAATTCAGTGGCTTTGGCAAAACGGCGAAAGGCTCGATGAAGAAAGCAACCGGCGGCGTTCAATCGTTCGGCGCACGTCTGAAATCCATTGTAGCCGGTGCACTGTTTTTCAACCTGATTTCCAAGGCACTCACAGCCTTAACGAACAGACTGGGCAAGGCTTTGCTTGCAAATGCCACGTTTGCAAAGTCGTTCGGACAGGTGAAAAGCAATCTTCTGACGGCTTTCCAGCCGATTTACGAGTCTGTTATTCCGTGGCTTAACAAGCTAATGCAGGCGCTTGCACAGGTAACGGCGCAGATGGCGCAGTTTGTCGCGTCTGTGTTCGGCACTACAGCACAGCAAGCGCAGGACAACGCAAAGGCGCTTGAAGAACAGGCGGATGCAACAGATGCAACAGCAAAGTCCGCAAAGAAAGCCGAAAAGGCGCTTGCGTCTTTTGATACCGTGGAAAAGCTGACGAACAAGACGACAGACCCGAGCGAACCGAAGTTTGATACGGATTACTCTGCCGCAGAGAACCAGACGCCGCAGTGGCTTACGGATTTTTGGAAAGTCTTTCAAGAGTCGTGGGCACAGTACGGACAAAGCACGATTGACTCGGCAAAGAACGCGCTGGTGGCGCTTAAAGACATGGTTTCTGCTATCGGCAAGGCTTTTATGGCTGTATGGACGAACGGAACGGGCGTCGAACTGCTGAACAATCTGCAAATTCTTCTGCAAACCATCTTTGATTTGGTTACTGCACTGGCGACGGCGTTTACAAACGCATGGAACACCGGAAACGTTGGTCAGCAGATGCTTCAGGCCATTGCAAACCTTGTTAACACGGTTATTCAAGCGGTATCTGCAATCGGTCAGGCGTTTATTGCTGCATGGAACAAGGGGAACGCAGGCGAAGCACTGCTGAGCGCAATCATGCGGATGATTACCTCGGTCGTGTCGTTGGTTAACTCTATCGGTCAGGCTTTTATAACGGCGTGGACGCAGGGCGGATTAGGTGAAAGCATTTTCTCGCATATGCTGTCTATTATCACCAATGTTGTAGACGCAATCGGCGAAATCGCGAAAAACTTACAGTCTGCATGGGAAAGCAATAACAACGGCGTGGAGATATGGACAAGCATTCTCAAGATTATCGACGATATTCTCGGCGGTATTGACAAGATGGCACAGGCAACGAAAGACTGGGCAAGCGGTTTAAACTTTGAACCGCTTATTTCGGCGTTTAACAACTTTCTGGCCGCGCTTGAGCCAGTCGTTGATTTGATTATGGACGGCCTCGCGTGGGCATGGGAAAACGTCCTGCTGCCGCTTGGCAAGTGGACGATTGAAAAGGCTATGCCCGCTGTCCTGAACCTGCTTGCGGCGGCACTGGAAGCAATCTACAAGGTAGCGTCGGCGCTTGCGCCTATCCTGCAAACGATATGGTCTATCGTGAAGCCGATTATCTCGTTTATCGGTCAGTCGGTCATCTGGATTATCGAGGGTCTAACGGACACGATTACGAGACTGGGCGACGCAATCTCTTACGTGCTCGGTCTGCTGAGCAAAGTTACAAGCGGCATCGGAAGCGGTACATCCTCGCTGATAAGCATGATTGGCGGCACAAGCGCGTTTGCGCTTACGGCTGACATGCCTGCTGTATCCTCGCTTGACATTCCTGCACTGGCGAACGGCGCGGTCATCAGTCCGAACAGTGAATTTCTTGCGCTGCTCGGCGACCAGAAGAACGGCGTAAACGTCGAAACTCCGCTGTCTACTATGGTTGAAGCATTTAACAAAGCGCTTGACGCAAGAGGAAACACGGGGAGCAATGCGCCGATTAACCTCTATATCGACGGCACGAAGTTTGCACGTATCACTAATGCATACAACAGTAGCGAGACGCGCAGACGCGGCGTAAATCTTGTGACAGGTGGTGTATAAATGGAACTTTCAGTAGACGGAAAGAAATACAACGTGCTTGTCACAGGATTGAAGCGCAAGTTTAAAGTGCTTGACGGCGAGAACGCCGATCGAGCGCTGAACGGCAGCATGATACGTGACATTATCGGCACGTTTTATAACTACGAAATGACCTTGCAGCCAATCGCAGGCAAATACGCGGACTATGATGAACTGTACGAGGTCATGAGCGCACCGGAGGAAAGCCACTCTGTCGTGATGCC